GGCGTTGTACTTGCTCATTTCAAATAATCCTTACCTCAAAACTCCTGCACTTGTGTTCCTGCGCGCGCTTTTCCTTCCAGTCGCTCACGTTTCCTAATTCAACATCGCGCTCCGGGCACTTCCACACCGCCCAGGTTCCTCCAAACACGCGCACTGTTGCGCATATCCAGTGACGGCAGGGGTGGCAGTTCATGCATCACCAATGAGTCGCAGGATAACCAAAGCCATCGCATCCACCTCGTCCATCTTGTGAATCTTCCACATCGCTTTACGTCCGTGAATGCCATTTTGACCGCTTGTGTGGCACGATTCGCACAACGGAATGCAATGATACGCGCTGTCCTGCCTTACGTGGTGCGCTTGGCTTGGCGCAGGCGCTTGGCACACTATGCACGGCATGGACTTGATGCGCTCTAGGTGGCGCTTCTCGGCAGCAGTATACGACTGATTCACGGCTGGCCCTTGGCGTGCGCCAGTATCTTCGGGTTTCGGTACTCGAATCGCTGGGCGGGGGTGAATTCTCGGGTGCCGATCATTTACGCGCCTCGATCATTTCATCCACCATATCATCAAACCTGCCTTCTCCGTCAAAATTACTCTCCCATAACGATTTAAAATCTGATGGCTTAAGTGTGCGCACAAGTTCATACCGTTCGGCAGTTTTCACAACAGCTTCAAGTGCTTCACCTAGCCGCTTGGAATATCCTTCGTCACACGTTCCGCCGCCAGAGCGCCATGTGTTGAACTCATTAACAATCTTGATGTGTTGTTTCATATAACCTTATCCTGCGCCCTTTGATTAGCCCCAATACTCCGCCATACTTCCAGTTTGGCCTGCGCTGCTATCAGTCTCCAACGAAGTGTCTCTTCTGCCTCCACAGCAGCTTCCAATGCTTTCAGGTGCGCTTCGTACTCAGGATTAGCATATGCGTCCCTTTCCTGCGTTGCGGAGGCTGTAGCGCCTTCCTGCTGGGCTTTCTGCATCAACTTGGCCTTGAGGGTCTTGCGGTACTCTTCAATGTAAACCCTATTAGCCTTGGCTTGGGCGTATGCCTTGGCGTTATCCCGGATGAAGTCCAGGACTTTGAAAATGTTTATTTCGGCTTGATCGCTCATACAATCACCAGTCTAGTTGTCGGCTTACCCAGCAACCGGCATATCTGCATCTTTGTGCGGTTGTTGCGGTTCCATTCTGGGCGTGAGCGTAGTTTCCATTTCAGCCTGCCGTGTTGCTCAAAAGATCCGCGTATTTTCATTTTATGCGCTCTTTGGTTTTATGGGTGGTCATGCGAACATATCCATCTGCACCATTTCGAGCTTGTCCTCGGTATGGTATGCGCGCAGTCTGCAATTAGCAGCCCACTTCAACAGCACAGCATGGAAAGTTTGTCCGCGCCTGCGTTTGGCTTCCTGCAAATAAACTCTAGCAGAATATATCTGCTTCTCGCGTTCTGTTGCTTGATCGCTCATAATCCCATTTCAGCACGTAACAACTCATCGGCAACCAGTATCTTCTGGAACTCAATTCTGGATAGTAATCCTTTTACATAGCCGTCGATGATGTCGTGCGGTAGTTTACTGCTAACCAATACAGAGCGTTTAGCCATAGCCATGTTTAGCTCAGAGTGTAGGTTGTTTAGGATTGTTTCGTTAAGGCTCACTCTTCATCCTCTTCCAATAGTGCATCAATTGCATATTGCGGGACTCTGTATCCCATAGCGCGAAGATGCAGCAACCAATAGGCGCATTCTTTCGATGTGTCGTGGTTAAACGAGTCACCATCATGCGGCAATCCAATATACTTACGTGGCATTATTTTCAACGTCAAGTCGTGAGGCTTTTTCAGGATGATGTAAAGGCGCGAAGTAATGGCAGCAATGATCTTGTCAATTTTTCTTGTATAAACCAGTTTGTGCGACATTTTGTCAAACTCTGCGCCACGAACAACAACCATTCCGAATGGAGGTTCGGGTATTGGCGGACACACAAGCCTATTACCTGCTACGTGCGTAGTCCACCCTCCGCCGCAATCAGAGTACACATACACATCACTCATCATGTTGTCGCTACTAAACCTGCAATAGCTCATTTCGTTTCCCTCATAGACATTTGTGGATTGTTACATTTCCTTGAATTACTAGCCGGTGCTTTTCAGCGTACATGATTTCTTGTCGCTCTGATTTTATATTGTCAGCCGGTGCAAACATATTTCTGCGCTCTTTGCGTCTTGCGTTGATCTTGTCACGCTTCTGTCGATACTCAGCAAGTTCTCTCGCTTCTCTTTCTTTAAGTTCTTCGCGGAGTTTCTTTTCTGATTGCATTACAAACTTGGTCATTCCTTTTTTCATTTCTTATTTCTGCCAGTATGTGTTTTACTCTTGATTCGCTAAGGCCGCATTCTTCCGCTAGTGATTCGCGCTTTCGGCCTCTGTTATTCCATAGCCATTCGTTGCGCTTCTTCATTTGGTCGGTTAGGTTAATCACTTTTTTGATGCAATGTATTTCACTAAGCGCAAAGATTCGTCAGGAAGATTAAATTTCCACTCATGCAATTCTTTCCTTCCTTCTTCTCTGGTTAGCGCCACGCCTACTGTTGGGATATAACCTTTCCCATTCTTAAAATCCACTTCAACAACCCAAATATGTTTCATCACATCACCTCACTAATAATTAAATCGTTTAGCCCGCTTTGCCATACGTTCAGCATGTTCAAACTTCATCCTGTCTTGCAGCGCCTTCGCTTTCAACACGCATTCCGGCTCTGTCATTTCGCGCTTGGTCTGGATGATGGCTTCGCGTTCGCAGATGTGGCTGTCTTGTTTGATTGCGATTCTTTCCTGCTCTTCGTAATTATCCATGTTCAGCAATTTTTGAAATACGCTCTTTGTAAATTATTGCTGCACGTTTTCCGATGGCCTTATGCACAATTTCATTGTCCGCGATTTCTCCATATGCCTCTCTTGTCACATCCTCGATCATTGCCTTGATAACTTTACCAGTTAGCGTCATATCTTTTTCGCCTTCAAGTTTATCCAGTACGTGAGTAAGGCGCATCGGAGTTACCCATTCTATTGCAATATCTTCTGCCTTCATCAACAACACTCGCTTGCTTGGGTAAATCTCTGGAATGCTGGCGCGTTCACTAAACTCTGGGCGCTTGTGTTTTGCAATGAGGCGCTTTCCATTATTTAGTGTCAGTTCGAATATTGGGCGCAACACAACCCCTTCGCGTAACTTCGGATCATCTACAATTCCATTCCTGATTGCTTGAGCGGACGGCTTATCGCGCTCTGCATCTACTGCCTCAACGCTTGCCTGTACTCGCTCAAAGTCAACAAATTCAAGCCCCATGCTCAACACAAAATCCAACGCTTGCGGAACTGACAACCAGCATTCTCCAATTTTCACATCAAACGCCACAAATTTTAACTTGTCGCCATAAGTCTTGCTCATACCTTGGCACTTACCACCGTACGCTTCACCGAATATTACACATTCAGTCTCAACCTTTTCTTTGAATTTTTCCTGCAAAAACTCTTCATTGAAAATGCTTTTAAAAGTTTCATGCTTTTCGCCACCAGAAAAGAAATGCACTTGCTTACCATCAAAGCGCACATGCGCAGATGTTCCATGCACCTTCTCAAGCGCGTAGCATTCTTTCATCGCTAAAATTTCTTGTGACTTGTAAAGGTTATCAATATGCAAATATCCCATTTCATCCTCCGATTAGTTATGTTCATCAATCTTTGCGCTCAACCTGCCATGATTAATATTAATTACCCGCACTGCGCGATTTCCCATCATCGAAAGCTCTTGATTTTCTTTTTGGCTCTTCCTTGTGATACGTTCCTGAAAAATTAACAAACCTAGAATACTCTCCCTGGAAAGTAAGCATCACTGTTCCAGTTTCACCCATGCGCTGTTTTGCAATGATCGCCTCAGCAATTCCTTTATTCATACTTTCCTTGTTGTGATAATCCTCTCTGTACATCATTACAACAATATCCGCATCTTGTTCAATCGCGCCAGAGTCTCTTAAATCTGAAAGCATAGGGCGCTTGTCTGCACGTTCCTCGACCTTGCGAGAAAGTTGGGATAGACAAATAACTGGCACGTTCAAATCCTTCGCCATTAGTTTCAGCTTGCGAGTAATCGTTGATAGTTCGTTGTTGCGATTATCCCCACCCTCGGCCATCAATTGCAGGTAATCTATAACAATCAAATCTAAACCGTGCTGGCGCTTAACCCTTCGCGCCCTAGCGTGCATTTGTGTAGCGGTGGTCATTGGGTTTGAGTCGATGAATAGTTTTGCGTCCTGAATTTTTCCCAACGCGGCGGAAAGTTTAGGCCAGTCATCATCCTGAAGTTTTCCAGATCGCATAGTACCTAAGTGCAAAGACCCGCAGCTTGAAATAGACCGGATAGCCAATTGCTCATCTGACATTTCAAGGCTAAACATTAATGCTGTTTTGTGGTCAATCGCTACATTCTCTGCAATGTTTACCGCGAGTGCTGTCTTGCCCATAGAAGGCCGTCCAGCAACAATAATCAAATCCCCTGGCTGAAGTCCTCCGGTTTTTTGGTCAAAGTCGATTAACCCAGTTTTAAGGCCGTGAATATCACCGTCCGATGCGTATCTAGCCTCCAATGATTCTACGGCCTTGGATGCTGCATCCGATAAGCTAACGATGCCGTTTTTCTTGTCGTCAGCAAGCTCTGTAAATATCTACACAGCTTTTTCAATCTTTGCGACAATATCAATCCCAGTTGTTACTTCCTGTAATTCAGATACAGCCTCGAAGTATTCGCGCTCCTTGCGCCCATTTCTGACCATAACGGCATAGTATTTTGCGTTCTTTGCCGATGGCGTGTTCTTTTCCAGTTCGCCCAAATAAGCGAGTCCGCCAATGCGCTCTAGTTTTCCGGTCGATTGTACTGACTCGGCAATAGTCAGTATGTCTGGCGTCCTTGCCTGTTCGATCAACCGGATTATGTGTCGGAAAATAAGTTGATGGTCGGGGCGCGAAAAGTCTTTTTCCTCGATCACGTCCGCAAGTGAGTCCCATACGTTAGGGTTCAGCATAAGCGAACCTAACACTCCGCATTCAGCTTCGTTAATTAAACTTCTATCCTGCATGGTATTTTCCCTCGATGATCTTAACGAAGTTTGAAGCGTTAAGCATCCACTCTAAATCGCAGTTGAAAGGTTTGTCGGTACGCCCGCAAAGAAAATCACTTTTCGCCACGTAACCAAAAAACCGCTCCCAGTAATCCAAGTCTTGCCGCTTTTCGTCCTCCCTCCATCTTGCTTGCAACAGCTTCTTTCGTTTTTCTGTCCAGACTTTAATGCTTGGCATAGTCGGTAAAATTTGATGGTATAACTCAACTATCTTACTTTGTGGGCAAGTGTCCACGTCCTTGACGGGGACGTTGTTTTTATCATTTGGTAAGTGGTTAGTGGTTAGTGGTTGGCTAGGCACTGGGTTATTCTGGCTAACCACTGGGGTAGCACTGGGTTTTAAACCCTTATGTTTAGGACGTCCACCTAGCTTTCCGTTAGCCTTTTGACGCTCAAGAAAGGCGTAATATGCTGCTATTTTCTCGTCTGCGTGCTTGTTTTTACCATCAGGAAAGAACTCATCTATGACATTTTTCAGGTCTGTTTCGTCAACCCGTAACTTACGGGTAAGGGTCGCTAACCCACTGGTTATATCTAAAGGCTTTTCGGTATCGTAATACATATCCAGCGCGCGCCTATATGCCAAATCCTCACCGTTTGTTAGGTGAGCCGTCTTCTTGGCATAGTCGCCTATGTTCCAATCGTAGAAATGCATGAATCAGCCGATAGCTAACTTAAGTTCTTTCAGAAGCGCCAGCACTGCCTCGCGCTTATATTGCGGCAATACCATAGGTATTAACTTGGATATACGCAAAGCGGTGGAAAATTTAGGATTAGGCATTAAGAACCCCTTTAGGCAGTACCCAAAAAGACGTCGAATTTCCCGCGAAAGGTGGCAAGCCGCCTGGTAGGGTGTCTAATTGGATACTGCCTGAAATGGTCATTATGGAACTTCCTTTCGCTATCGCCATTCGACTGGCGGATGAAACATTATACCAACAAACCGCGCAGAGCAAATGGTTTATGCTTGAGTGAATTACTCGGCGCGGTGCAGTTTAAGAGATATACACCGATTTAGGTGTCTATATCTCGTTGGGCACCATCACAATCCCATCCTTTTCATGCACAAAAATACTTCCGTTACCGTAGTCACCTTGCTCTCCACAGCTGCGCATATATCCATAACCGGGAGCTTTGCAATCCCAATATGCGCCTTTCCACTCGACACTAAATTTCATGTCCGGATCAACATCGTCCCCACTTCTAGTGGCGGGCCAATGTCCGCTTGCAAAGTCTTGAGATATAAGTGCGCCAACTTTTATTCTTGCTTTCATTGTCATCCTTTCGTTGCCCAACCCTGCGGTCAAGCCGGACGGGCTAACGCCCGCCGCTTACCTTTTCGTTAAATAAAAAAACCCGCCGCATCCAGGGAAGGAAAGATCGGCGGTAAAGGGGGTTCATTTGCTCTCTTCCTTTGCTTTCTTGAGCATCCATCCAACGCGCTGCCGCGATACTCCATCATGATCCGCCAATTGCTGCTGCGTAAACTTGCCGAGAGAATATCTCTTAAGCAATCTGGCGCGGCGCTTCTTCGCCTTTGCTTCTAATTGATCGTTGTATGTGTTCATGTGGTGATTATGGGGCATGATGATTATTTGCGCAAGGGGGTTGCTATTTATTTCAATTCTGGTAAAGTTCGCTCACTGGTTGACCGATGTTGATTAACCAGTCACAACACAAGCAACCAAATGACGAGTGTGAGCCGCGCAAATGGTTAGCAATCCCAAAGACTCAAGGGGCTTGGAATAAAATGCTGGTTTAGCGCAAGCTATAAGGTTCGCCAGATAAGTATTCGGGTTGTGGGCAGCATGTAAGTGTGGTTCTTGCAAGACGCATTAAAGTGTTGTTGTAGCACCGCTGGCTGTGCAAAAGAATATCCAGCCGTGACTAAGGATGAAAAACTCCTACATGGAAAGGACGCAAGCCAGCACCCCGAACAAGGCAGCAATGCCACAAAGAGCAGTAAATGCTGGAAAACAGAATATCGTGGTCTAGAAGTTCGCGGAGCCAGTCAGGCAGACTTACTGACTTTTCCAGCACCTAACAAGTATTTACAAGGAGAAATAAATGAGCAAACCTGAAACGATTACGATTGATGATGTGAAGTATGTGCGCGCCGATTCCGTGACTGCACAAGCGCCATTGAAGGATGGCATGAAATATATCATCTGCCGCACATATTCTGCCGGGGTATTTGCTGGTTATCTTGAGTCCAGAAACGGTCAAGAAGTTGTGATGCGCAATGCCCGCCGCTTGTGGTATTGGGAGGGTGCTGCAAGCCTTTCTCAAGCTGCTACTGATGGATTTTCAAAACCAGCAACGTGCAAGTTTCCTTGCGAAGTTGACCGCGTTGAATTGCTGAACGCCATCGAATTGCTGGACTGCACCAAAAAAGCGCAAGACTCTATTGCGAGTGTGAAAGTATGGCAATCGTAACCAACGGAAACGGAGACGGAGACGGAAACGGAAACGGAAACGGAGACGGAGACGGATACGGATACGGAGACGGAGACGGAGACGGATACGGAGACGGAGACGGAGACGGATACGGATACGGAAACGGAAACGGAAACGGATACGGAAACGGAGACGGAGACGGATACGGATACGGAAACGGAAACGGAAACGGAAACGGAAACGGAAACGGATACAGCTAAGGAGATTGAAATGGATTGGCATTCAATTGATACAGCGCCAAAGGATGGAAGCATTGTGCGTTTGCGCGACAGCAAGAAAATGTATAATTTCGTCGGCGCTTGGGACAAGAAAAAGAAGTTATGGACTGGTATGGCTTATTCCGCTTTTGGTTCTACTCGAACATATTGGGATGAGGAGTTTTGTCCAATAGCCGAATGGTCGAATGTTTAACCAAATCCATTTTAACCAAGGAGATTAAATTGACCGACACCTGCGACGAACTTGCTGCCAATGAAATACACGAACAGCGTATGCGCGATGATATTGAATACGCCATCCAATTCCGCAAGGATGAGGTATATGGTGATCTGATTAACTTTCAGCAATTTATGGACGACTACCAGATGAACGATCAGATAGCGCGTGAGCTTCTTCGGGCGCTGTGCAATATTTCTGCTTTCCCAAAAAATGAATTAGGAAGAATGGCCGCACTAATCGCATTGAGCAACATAAAAGACGAAATCGACGCAAAGATTGAATACTTGGAGAAGAACAAATGAAACTATCGCCTTGGCATGATGGGAATGTTAAACCTGTGCATATTGGTGTGTATCAAGTTGAAAGCTCCGCAAATGGTGATTATTACTCCATGTGGGATGGGTCTAATTTTCTTGGAGCATGGTGTTCAGTTGAAAGAGCCATAACAAAAGGAACTATTTCACACGCAGATAAATATAAACAATGGCGCGGGGTGTTGAAATGATCGCCAAACTCAAACGCTTCTGGCACGCATTCGTTATCAGCAAGGATGTATTTGATGCTCAATTCAGGCCAATTAAGGGGGAGAAATGACCACATTCAACCGCCGCACCCGCCAGAAAGCACTATATCGCTGGTATGACGAGATATGTTTGCGCATCCACCGTAGCGGGTTCATGGATGGATTTTGGGCCGGGCTGATGGTGAGTGTGTTCTCGGTGGTGATGGCGGCTTATTTTGGGTGGGGGTTGGTATGAAAATCAAACTGTACTTTTACCATGAACAATGGACTTTTGATAAAGAAGGAACTATCGCCGCATGGCATTGCAAATTGCCTGAAGAATTAACGGGGTCACGACTGCGCATTTTTCTGTGTGAACACGAAGTAGAGGTGCCGGATATTGAATTGCTGCCGGAGTCAGAAATCAAGCACTTCATGGTAAAAGGATTGCGCCAGCAAAAGGCAGATTTACAAGCTGAAACGCACGTCAAGTTGCAAAAAATTGACGACCAAATACAGCAACTGTTGTGTATTGAGGTGAAGGCATGAGCG